TGAAGAACAATTTCAAGATTTAAAAGATATTGATGCAGTTGCTGATCAGCCAGCACAAAAATAAAAATGCCAATTTACATATATTTTTGTGAAAAGTGCGAAAAAGAATTTAAAGCTTTTCATTCAATTAAAGAAAAATATACATCTTGCCATGAAGTAAAAAAATGCAATGAATCCGGGAGTTTAAAGCGTATTCCAAGCAATTTTTCTGCACAACATAAAAAACAAGAACAAGCACACAAAGTTGGGAGCCTAGTAAAAGATTTTATTGAAAGCAACAAAGAAGATCTTAAAAAAGAGAAAGAAATTTTGCGCAATCAGGAGTATAAGGAATGATTTTAACTTTATTAATAGTGTCCGCAGTAGTTAATTTATTTTTTATTTGGTATGTATATACCTTATTGAAAAAATTACTATTTGTTTCCGATAACGTAGCGGACTTTTTAGAAACTTTAAGTGACTATTCTGAATATATAGAAACAATATATAATATGGAAACATATTATGGAGACGAAACAATTGAACGCCTCTTAGAGTATTCAAAAGAAATAGTACAAGAGATAAAAGCTTATGAAGAGATTTATACATTAGTATATGATGAAGAAGAGGAAGGTGAAGATGGCGAAACGTAAAAATCATTATTTTACCAAGGATCATCAAGACGCTATTGTAGAATACGCAAAAACAGATGACATAAAAATTAGAACAAAATTATATATTGAATATATAGGCCCCGTTTTCGATGAAATGGTAGACAAGATAGTTTACACTTATAAATTTACAAACTTACCCAATATCGATAATTTAAAAGAAGAATGTAAGATTTGGCTTACAACTATATTAGATAAATTTGATCCAGAAAAAGGCTCAAAAGCTTTTTCTTATTTTAGTGTAATTACAAAAAATTGGTTTATTCATAAAGTTAAGAAAAATTCAAAACAAACAAAAAGAGAAGTGCAACTAGATGATGTAAAACAAAGCCTAGAACAAGAGCATTTAGTTTCTTATAATAATTATTATGAAACTCGAAATGAAAAAGAATTTTGGAAATCATTGTATTTGCGCATTGAATCTTGGGGCGGTGAAAATCTTAAAGCCAACGAGAGAAAAGTTTTAGAAGCAGTAAAAATTTTATTCGAAAGCTCAGAAGATATTGAAATTTTCAACAAAAAAGCTATTTACTTATATCTAAGGGAAATTACAGGATTAAATACAAAACAAGTAGTCAACAATCTTAATAAATTGAGAGTAAGATATCGGGGGTTTAAAAAAGAATGGAATCGGGACTGAAACATGTAAGTGAATATATTCAAGAAGCAATAGAAAACATTAAAAATGATCGCTCGATCACTGCGAATTTACTTTCAGATTTAGTCATCGAGATAAAAAAGACACAATCAACTGCGGACACGCATAAAGATCTGGGACAAATTGCTGCAAAGTATGTAGAAACCTTACAAAGGTCTAATGAACAATTGGTAAAGATTACTGCTTTGCTCCACAAACAACTTTCTAAACAGGAAGACGTCTCCCTTTCAAATGAAGACAAAGATGAACTATTTGATTTAATTCAAGGAAATGGAAATGGTTGATAATATAACAACCAATCTTCCAACCAGCCGAGAATTTGATGTAAGCAATTTCAATCCCTTCAGAGAACTTGTAAAGTTAATATTAAAAGACTATAAAACTAATATTAATCTTGCCCAAGCAGGTCCATATTATGCTGTCGTATTTGGTTTAGACAGTACAAGCACGTGGGACTATCCTACTTCTGACGAATCACGGATGAGAAGGATAACACAAACTCCAATGATACCAAAAGTAAAAGTTTATGGGTATGTTGATGGTATTACGCTCACTCCAAAACCCACCTCATATTTAATTAATCATGTAACAGGAGATTCTGGAGGAGAGGATCTTGAGCCTGGTGAGGTAGACGCCGTTATCGCACTTCCAAGATTTGTTGCAAAAGAAGAATGTTTACACGTTCCTCATCTGGGAGAGCTAGTTTATGTTGACTGGCTAAACAAGCCAGACCCGCAGGATACATCTACTTGGACTGACCCAATTTATATAGGCCCAGTTCATAAGACTAGACCAATCCTCATACCACTTCCTACAATAGATTCGCCACAAGACGCCTATGATAAGAATGCAAAGGGAAATATAAATAAAGGGAGCCCTTTTGAAGATAAATATGTGTATTTTACCCCAGGAGAAATAACAGCTGAAACGCTAGAGGTTTCTAGTTTGGCACACCTCACCAGAGAAATTTATATTGATAAAGAGCTTGATTATCCTAATATGAAAAATTACGATATCCTTCCAGGATCTTCAATAATTAAAAATGTCGAAGACATGGCTGATGAGCTTTCTGATTTTAAATATATTCAACACAGACCAGGAAATAAATTATTTTTCTTACCTCCAGATTTAGAAATCAAACAAAGAAAAGAAACAAAACTTTTTATAATAAGAGAATCTGGTCGAAATCATATAGAAACATATAAAAAAATACACACAAATCCTACCATGCATTATACAATTTCTATGAATTCTATTTTAGATGGTTCTCATGTTGGTCTTGAAAATTATAAGAACGGCCATAAACATAGACTTTGTACAATTCGAGTTAATGTACCATATGGCCTTGTTATAAATGAAAAGAATACTTTTTCTAGTACCTCTGTTGGTTGTATGGTTTCTTCGCCATTTGATGGACGTCATTTTTTTGGACCTAGCTCTACTTGGGCTTCGCATAAGCCAATAAAAGAAATTAATAAAAGTCAAAAATTTTCTAATTTTAAAAATAAATTACATAATTGGATTACAGACAAAAGATTACCAGATAATTCTTTCCCATTTATACTAGGTCCTTTTGGAACGCCCGGGCTGCGAACAGGACCAAATGCAAATCAGAATACCCCAGTTTTAGATATTTCAAATAATAATTTTTGGTCAGGTCGAATAACTTGGTCTCCTACTGGGCATTATTTTTTGCCGACACTTGACCAGGCTGCGGCTTTATATGAATTGGTGTCAAGTATTGTCAACACGCCTCCGAGATCAACATATTCCTGGGGGTATAAGAAGCCTACATGGCATAAACATATTTTAGCTTGGAATTTTCCTGCCGCCGGAGGCGGCGTGGATATCTATCCAACCAGCCATTTTATTAAAAAAAGGGGGAATAGGCACAATATTGAACCCGGATTCCCATGGGGGAAAATAGGGCCTCTTCCAATCGAAAAATATAATAAACCAGAAATATTTTGGAAAAACGGTTTAAAAAGTAAAGGTAATTCTGCAATATCTGGAATAGTTTCTTATTCTAGATGGGGAACAGATAGCAGCCCATTTTTAGAACACTATCTTCTTACGCGCCAACTCGGTTTTGGCCATTTAGAATCTTGGTATATTACTTTAGCCGCGGCAGCCGAAACAATACCAAAGCTTCACAAGGGCAAAGGTCATGGCCCAACAAAAATACCAGTTTTTGGTGACGTTTCCTTAAATAAATATTTAGAAAAAGGACAAAAAATGTGGTTTAAAGCAACATCTTATATGGAGAAAACATAAAATGGCAAATGGCGATGTACCAGCAATAAACCAAAGCGGCATGGACTCCAAGGATCTCCAAAAGGCCAAAACGAACCAGTCAAAGACTAAAAAAGTCCCCGGCCTAAATTGTGGAAATATTAGAGAACCAATACCTCATTTTGTGAAGGCAGATTGTGAAACAGTAATTCCTGGAAAAAACAATAGTTATATTGTCCTAGGCCGAGATAGACCAGGTGGGATATATTCAGGGTATGGCGGTAAAGGCGACACACAATGTGGAATGATTGATCTTGTAGTCGGAAGAATGCACCCAACGCCAATAGAAAAATTTAAGTATGCCGGCGAAGGCGATACGGAAAGCTCCATGATGGTCGATCCGATGCTAGTTCCATATGCCCCGAAAGAAGACAAGCAAAACCCCGCGCCTGTAAAATTTGCAACTGATGCAGCTAGAATTTATATTAGTCAAAAAACAGATATTGATGATAATTTTGGCCTCACCAAGCTTCGTGGGATTCCCGAAGGAAAAGTCAAACCATCTATTAATATGTCTGGAATTGGTATCAAAGCCGATGCAATAAGAATTATAGGAAATGAGGGAATTAAATTAATAACCGGACCCGATAAAGTTAACTCATATGGCGAAGTCATCACAGCCAAAGGAATTGATTTGATCGCCATAGACCCAGAGAACGCCACAGTGACAGAAAAGCTCGGCGACGGCGAAAACAAATTTTTGAAAAGAGGTGCGACCATGCAACCTTTAGTGAAAGGCGATAATTTGGAAGGATGCTTGCGCGAAATTTCTTATGAAATAAGACAAATCATGTCAACAAATCAAAAATTAGTTAATTATCTGGTTCAATTTTTAGACCATTATTCTAATCATGGGCACCCGCCAGCATGTCCATATACTCCGGTACGAGAAGACGCACGAAATATAAATAGTGGCTGTGATGCTAGCAATGGTATTGGGACAACAGTATTTGTTTCTTATAAGAGGCACACAAAGAATATTCGAAAAATCGAGTCAAAATATCTTAACCCACAAAATCCAAAGTGCTACATCAAGAGCAAATATAACAATACAAATTAGGAGAAAGAAGTGAAAGAAGGCTATTTCGGCAGCAAAAGATATCAAGAAGTTATTGATCTAATTAAAGAAAAGTGGTCTACCGATGATTTATGGACTGGTGAGGGCGCGGCGGAAACCTTTGGTAAAAAGGGCGCCACCAACCCATTCGACGCAATGGTGGATCTCTACACCGCGGACGAAGACGACGCCAAGCGCGGACCGATCATCGGCGGCGACCGTCTCTACGCCATGACGCAGGCCTCGCCAGCACCGCAGAGTGTCACAGTCGACTCAAATATACGCACCAAAGCACTAGTACCAGAAAGTTTTATACACTTAGCAACACAGCATGCTATTGATATCCATGATGTCGAACCAGTTGGGGCTGATGGGTTAGAAGATAAGCCATTTGGATTTGTTGAATTATTAGAAGATAGTGATTGGTACTATTATACATTTGATTATAGATCATATAAAAATTTACATCCAATCGCACAATTCGCCCAAGGCAGTGTTGAAATTGGGTATGAAACCTGGTTCGATATGGTTAAAGCTTCACTTCCTCTTGCGTTGGAATTGTTGGGTAGAAGATTTGTCAAGGCTAATATAGCCCACAAAGGCGCCATTACTGGCCCAGGACAAACAAACCGAGAAGATTATTATAATTTGATTGGGCCCAAAGTTGAAGAGTTTATCAAAGCTGGTTATGTTGAATTTGGGGGCTATACAATTGAAACTAGAAAGGATGCTCACGCGCCTGCAGACAAACAAAAACTTGCAGAACTTAAAGCACAAAGAGACGCAATACCGCAGCCACCGCCACCAGATAGTCTCCAAGAAGCTGAATTGGCTTCTATTAATGCCGAAATAGAGGACATAGAAGACAACCAAAGTATGTTCAACCCAGGCTTAACTTTTCTTATTGGGATAAGTAAACCAGCCACACTGCTCCTTCTTCAGGACGCGGATCCTGGTGCCAATCTAGAAGTTTTAGCGCCTGATAGGGCAATAATTATGAAAGTTGGATCAATCGATGACGATCTTGATGAAATAGCAAAAACATTAAAGGTATATCAGCAAGCCCAAAAGGAGTCTATACCGCCACTTGAAATTGGCCCAACTCCGGCGCCAAAAGGAACAGCACTTGGCAGCTGGGACACGATATCGCTTGATAACGAAGCAGACCAGATAGAGGACTTCAGAGAAGCACTAAAAACTTTATTAAAAGATGCCACCGCCGGCGGCGGCCAAGGAGTCCCCAGTGGATTTTTCTCCGGGGATAGGCCAACCTCAGAAGCACAAGAAGAGTGGGCAAAATATCCAGAAACATGGGGCAAAGATAAGAACTTAATTGAAATTGGCATTACTAAATCAAACAAAAAACTAGAAAAAATTCACGGCCCAGCACCCGATTGGGATATTGCATATGTACGGGAATACGCTCCGAAAACTAAGTTTAATGAAGATAGCACGGCCCCTGGCTTAATTGGCATACAAAGACTGGGTGAAGTTGAACATTCAAGAATCCTTGGAGGAGGCTTCAATGCTTCTTTAGAGCCCGCTTTTCAAGACTTCCGGCGCACACTACGCAGAACTGTGACCGACACAGAAAGAACATTATATTTTATATCTACAATGCACAAAGGAAATAGTTTTGATGTAGTTGATGACCGCGCCAGCCGCAACCCTAAAGTAGATTTTAACATAGACCCAGAAACAGCCAGGACAAAGTTGGATCTTCTTAGTTTTATTGAAAAATATATTGGACCTATTCAGCATACTCATAAGTTTCTTCATGATCATCCTGAAGGAACCAAAAAGGCCCAGGAACAGTATATAACTAACAATCATGGACCACTTGCATCACACAAATCAAGAATGAGCGCGAATGCAATGACCAATGATCCAACTTGGGCTGAAAATTATACCCATTATAGTCGAAAGTGGGTACGCAACGTGGCCGATGATTTTTGGCGAACTTTGCCTGAAACAAGAGATCGATTACGGATCGAAGATGGGCCCAACCCCGTAAGTTCGATTTTCACGAGAGTCTTAAGTCAGGCAGACGTTAAAACTTTAGTAAAACAAGCAATAAAATGTTGGCTAGATCCAAACGAGTGGCTTGAAATAGCTTGTAGATATGCAATGAAAGAAATGGGTGCTGACAACTTTTTTGATAATATAAGCAAAGACGGCACTTTGACCAAATTAATTGCAGAATCTACTGCACAAGTTGCAACAGAAGTAGCCAATGCTGCTAAGACAATCAAAGCACAAAAAAGAGTACAAAACGCAGAATTTCAACAACTTATGTCCGAAAGAGACAGATATAACACACAAATTGAAGAACTGACTGCTAGAAAGGTTGTTGTTGAATCCGAGCTTAAAAACGCGACACCTGGCTCACCAGAAGAGAAGAATCTTTCGAAAGATGTAAAAGCAATAGACACACAAATCGCCAATACCATCGGCCGAAGACGTCAAGTTGAAATGGATTCGTCATATGCAAATTATGTAGAAGGAAGCGCTGGAACATATATGCCCTCATCATATGGGGGCGTAACTAATGCTGAAGTGGCAGAAGCTGCGAGCGATATATCTAAATCAATAATGAAAATGACTGATCCCAATTTTAAAAAGGAACTTTGCAGAAATATAATAAGTTATAGTGCGAATGCTATTGACTTAATTCAATCTTTAATCGTCGATCCCATAAGAAAATCAGTTAATCCAACCCCAGAAGAAGTGGCCAAAAAAGAAGATGAAGCAAAACGGCAGCGGAAATACAAAGAAGAAGAAGCAGTAGAACGCCCGAGAGACAAGACCACCACATTTGGCTCACAGGCAGATGAAGTGATGCGCGCCATTGGTGCACAAATAGCTCACGCAGCAATATTATATTTTGTTAAGAAAACCTTAAATGAAGTTATTCTAGCGTGCCAAGCCCTCAAGAATTTTCTCTGGGATGGCCTTGACCCGAAAGACCCGGGAAATAAAAATCGCATTCCTGGAAAAGCAAGTTTTGATGATTTAATGGATTTAACACCGGGCGCCGCCGCAAGAAATTTGGCCAAAAAACTTAGCGCCCAAGGAGTTGACTTAACAGAGCCTGATCTAGCTAATAATATTTTAGGCCTAATGGAAGCCTTGGAAAGCATGCTTTCGCAAGCAGAACTTTGTGCACTTTTTAACAATGGCGAGGCGACACTCACTGTATCAAAGATTATTAAAAATTTATTAATGACATCATTTGAAAATCTCTATTCTCAATTAAAAGGGAATGATGAAACTCTTTCTTATAAAAAGATTAAGGAATTTTTTCATAAGAGTTTTGAAGGCGTTATTGATCCTGCATATTGTGAAGAGATACAAAAAAAATTACCAACGCAGCTTTATAGTGAATGTGAAATCCCACCATACGTGCATGAACTTTGCGGAGAGTTATTGGATGGCCATGCAACAAAAGAACAAGTTGAAAATGTTTGCAACAGAGCAAAACTTGACAGGATAGAAAAGCTTCTTAATTTACTTGACAAAGCGTACAATCCAGAGTCGCCCCTAGCTGCAGATGATTGTGGCAACCCGGATAGAATTCCACATGACATCTATCCAACGAATCTGATAAACAATACATTAATTGATCAAAATTTAAGAACAATTGAGCCTGGGTTTAAAAGTGAAATATTTATATTTCATAATAAACTTCTAACAGGCTACCCATCTGGCTTTCCGCCACTTGACGGCCTCACGAATTTCGAATCCGACACACCCTGGCAAAACCAAAAGCAAACCCCAGGAAATATACCAGACCGCGCCCTTTTACCAATAATACGAGAATCATTTAACGCCCCTTTCCAATGGCTCCCGGGTTATAGCATTGATAACCTCCTTAGTAATTTTATATTAAAAAGTCCAAAGCGAAGATTCCTCTGGAGCGATCCATCCAACCCTCTCGCCGTGTACGCGACTGACGATAAGCTAGAATATTATCTTTCTGTTGCTGACCCCGGAAAACAAATAATTGAAACTGACTATTGGGTAGGTAAAGATCGGTTCTTTTTTTATAATATTTTACACAATGGCGCGCCATGGTTTGATAATCTTGAAGCTCAAATAAGAAAATATTTATATTTATATACTGAAAACGCTGCAAAAATAAAAGAAGGAAAAATAAAACGCGGCTGGTGGGCGATGAGCCCAACAGAGCAGGCCAAACAGTCTGGCATCGACGAAGCAGCCCTCGCTTCAGATAATTGGTTCCATTCTCCGCTAGAACAAGAATTTTTTAATGTATTAAATAAAAAGTTCTATCCCGGGATGTATTTTGGGCAAGATACGGAGAAAAGCTTAGAAAAAATGTTTAATATTATAACACGAGATTTAGGAAATCATTTGCTTGATGCATTTCGGAGATCTCCAACCTTTCATCCTGATGGTAAAGAAATGTTTAGAAAGTTTTTTGCCGGCCTTTTTCCTAGAGAAATATTCCCCGCCGATGATCTGTGTGATATAAAACAGGTTTCTCTTTTAAAAATAGAAGAACTAAAACAAAATATTCGCGAAAGAAATGAGGCCCTTGAGTGCGAAGAAGAACCAGATATAGATAATGACACTCCCAATCTTTCGCGCTCAATAGCAGAAGGTATAATTTATATATTAGCTCGTTTATATACTGTTGAAACTTTTCTCCGTCTTTTGCCTGTTTCTACCATGTTCAAAGTAAAAGATGTGCTCAAATCAGAAACAATTATAAATCTTATTGTTTCTAATATGGTACATGAACTGGCTATGTTAGATTATCAAAAAACGTTCAAGACCACAACTGGAGATGAAAAAGAAAATTTTCAGACACCTAACGAAAAAGCTGGGCCACAGCGTATAAGTAATCCAATTGGTGGCACGCCATGGCCCTTTAGTAGAAATGTATTTATCGATGAACCGGCAACAAAAGTAATAGCTCCTAAAGATGGCGCCGATTTTGAGCCAAAGTTCCAATCACATGTTGTTTATTATGCCAACAAGATATTAAGGGCAAAAATAAAGGAAGCAACTAAACGAGGATATAAATTATTAGATCCGCTAACTGAGGAACCATATGAATATGATCGCAATCCTTATAGTTTAAGTGGTATAAAATATTTGCTCAAAGAACAAATAATCTCAGTTAGCGATTTTATGGAAAAAGAGTTTGAAGCTAGATTAGATATAGATATAAAAAGTTGGAAACATTCTTTTTTGTCTTCTTTTCTTTGGCGCCACCTGGATAGAGATTATGGATACAGGGAGGGTCAAGAGAAAAGCTTTTTTGGCGGGTCGGACAATACTGACGATTTCTTTGTTGGGGACGTTCAATCCCCAGATCCCAACGATAATATTTTTAATTTAATGCCGCAGATAGCCGAAATAGATCCAAATTATAACACGAATAAAGATTCCGACGCCTGGCAACCTCCAAATCCTCATTTCCTAACCAAACCAAGATTATACTCACATTTCATGAACAGGTACCGCACCAATGCCAAGGCATACATTACCGACACGTGGTACGGGGGCGAGTGGTTGGAGTTTGATGCCGCTTTCGGGGGAATGTCGGCGCCCCTCTCTATAATCAACGCCTTCTTCACCGGCCACGGAGACGCCGGCACAAATCGCTACGTCGACATTGAATACCTAGGTACAGATACCGTTGCATCTACTCTCTCTGCTATTTCAAAAATAGGCCCAAATGGCGGTTTTATATTGCAACCTTATATCCGTGCGCACCAACACACAAAGATAGAAGATCCCATAATAAAAATAACACCAACAAGTCTTGATGAAAAAAAAGCAATTGCCCTGAGCAAACTTACCACAATCATGGGCTGGCTCGCGTTCCCTTATGCCGGCATGTCACCAGGCGAGATTGAGACGCCGGCCCACCCCAACTACCCCGACAACAACCTCAAAGAGCAGCTCACTCCCGCCATGGCGTTGGTATACGACGAATATAAAAAATGGTATGGAATGTATACCATCGGCACCGCATGCGATGCCCAGTGCGTCAAAGACCACTGGTCCGCCCACGTCAAGACCAGGGCCCAGTCCGAATATGATGATGTTATGAATTCTAAGGCTTTTGAACTCGACCCTTCTGTTCACAATGACCTCCCTCTTGAATTTGGAAATATTTGGCACACTCCTGACAATCTTGATGAAAAGCCAGGTGCTTATATTAATATAAACCAATGGCGGGAAGCAATGACGGCCGATAGTTTTGGTGTAGCAAAATATAAAAATTCTGTCCAAGCTAGCGAGCCACATACAAATTATTTTGATCCATGGATGTATGGCTTAAGATTGGTTTATGTCCTGCCACTTAGATATGATTATGCCCCTGTATATTCCGGCGTTGGCCCGCCGGCGATCCAGATCGATCCCTCCACCGGCGATACCATCTATCTGGGTTTGGAAAAAGAACCTGTAAAAAGGAAACTTAACTCAGACGACACTAACAAGACTGTAAAGATCGACCTTGATAAACTTTTACTGCCCTTTAATACAAGTATAAATGGGCCCATTGAAGGCCCAAATTTGTTGAATAAAAAAGCTTATATTTTATATGAAAAGCTTAGAAAAGCAGAGCTTGACACTGGAACATATATGTTCGTTGAGTATGAAAGCGCTTTAACAACTTTAAAAGAAGGCGCCGACATATCACCGCCCATAATTGAAATACCATTAATGGAGGTTGAACTCCCTGTTGGTGGTCTTAATTTTGCAGAAACAGGCGCACTGCATAGTTTTTATGAAAGCCAGGCGAAGGAACAAGGAAAATCAGACCAAGATGCAAAAACTATTGCAGACGGATTCGTGAAGTTGGCCCAGGACACAAAAGCAGTGCCTTTGGGATATTTTTCTTATCAAGATTCAATTGAAGATGAATTCCCTCTTAACAAGCTTCTTGGTTTAATGACAGAAACAAGTGATTTTGAAAAACTTTTTGGAAGAATATTTCCGATTGATAATTATAAAACATTGATTTCATTATATGTTCTTATGCAGACTTTCGAACTAGATGAATATACGAAAACAACACAGGCTGAATATGACACGGGCAATAAAGACAGCAACGGCCTTCCTGTTTATGACACTGAAACAGAATTAAAAGGTGGCATGTTTCCTGAAACAAAAGGAATGTTAAGATCTCTATTCTATTCTAATACACAAGCGGCGGATCCATTGAAAGGAGGCGCCGAAGCCGCCAGTCAAGAACAAACCAGTCAAACAGAAGACACAGGAGAGGATAGCTGGTGGAACAAATTTCAAACTTTAATGCTTGGGAGCCCACCAAGCTATTCTCAAATTTTTGCCATGACTCCGCTTGGTATTATGAAAGGTATGGTTCAAGCCACTGATCCAGGATGGAAAAAATGTAATCCATTTTTCATGACCCCATGGACCCCTGCAGGATTTACTATGTGCATGTTAGAAAAGTATTTAGGCGACACAATGAGCGGTATTTGGTTCGGGAATAAAGCACCTGACCAATTGAAAGCCGCCGAGGTTAAAGCATGCGACAGCGCAGTCGATGAAGATCCAACAATTTCTAAAGAAGAATATACGGCGGATGAAAAAATGTTTGACATGTTGATGAAATCTTATAATATAATGGAAGATGACCGCAATTGGATTCTCCGCCAAAAATATAAGGCGAGGAATTCTAACTCAACTGCTTTCCCTCGGGACAACCCCGGGGCGTCGTTCGATTGGGCCTACCAATATAGAAAGTTTTCAGACACAGCGTTATTTGATACTCTGATAGCTGCAGAAAAAGCCGGAGAAGCGACATCAGATATGAACTTAGAAGTAATATTTTCTACTTTAAGAGAATATTATGATACGCTCATAGAAGTCGAAGGACATGCATTTGATTATATTGAGAAATATAAAAGAGTAATAAGCGATTTAACAAAAAACGAAGATTATTATATAAATAATGCTTGGGTGGCAGACAGCATGATTCTGCCAGGCTCAAGCCAGGGATTTTTAGATATTTTATATTTTAATTGTGAAAGTGTCAATTCTTCGCCCTTCCCTGTCTCAGACACCTTGGTTGATTTATGCGACAATAAGGCCACCTTTGAATTAGCAAGAAAACAAATTCTTATACTTGAGGGCTTCTATAATGATGTGTTGAGCGCCGGCGGCCAGCAGACAATCCCCGGACCGTCATATTTGCCAAGCTTGTCGAACTTCCAGTGGTGTATCGATGAGGCCTGTGATACGTGGGAACCAGTGCTTAGTAGGGTAACATTCCTCGGCGAAGAGGTTTCTATATTTGAAAAAGGAGATAAAAAACTAGAAATTCAGAAAAAGCTTGAAGAAATTACTAAGGACAGCCCTGTGGTGGCATGGGTTATTAAGTTCCCGTACACTAACGAAGATTACGAGGGTACAAACTGTAAAGGAAACTGGCATCACCCGAGCGCTCAAACACGAGAGTATTTCCGCCCGAACTTCCTGGACGGAAATACTCTGTCATTTGTAGTAGGCCAGCCAGATGGGCCAAAACATTTTTACGAGGCAACTTGTGATAAAACCCTTGGTTATATTAAATGGAAAAAAGATGATCCTGACTCAAACGTGCATGGAAGTACATCTACAAAGATTGCAGTCAAAGATATGGGGAGTTCCTGGGTTTACGGCGAAAACACCACCAGCGCGGGCAGCGGCTGGGCATTTTCAGTTGACCATGGTAGTTGTGGAGAACTCAACTATCTCGCCGGGTCAATAAAGAAAAGCATCGAGGAGTTCATAACTCAAAATAATTTACAGGATATTGTAACTATTCAGTGGGTTGATCGCAATGCTGAAGACGCCGGCGGTGAATGGTTCGACGGCAAGCCGCTCCCAAACCGAAACCGTGGAGGTGTGGAATTACATATAACAGGTCTGCTAACAGCGCCCGCCGGCACTTTAATAACCGAGAGTGGCCTGTCGCCAGCCGAGATCGCACAGATCGGGGAGAAGTACGTGGCTGCCGGGGGCGATATCGACGATCTCGATGTGGCCTTCATGGAAGGCAACTGGAACCGCCAAATTGCAGTAACTCATGGTCTAGACACTAAGATTTGGGACCCTTATGATGTGCTAGGGACAGACGCACTCTGTTAAAATTAAAAAGAATTTAGAAAGATAGGCCCAATTTTATAAAAAAGAAGTAATTATAACTAAAGGAGAGATTTTTATGGCATCAGGGCTATCACCAAAATTACCATTACAAGAAGATACAAGCGACGGCTATACATTAAATAAAACTTATGCAGAAATGGTATCTCAAAATTTAAAAATGCTTGTTTTAACTGCACCTGGTGAACGAATTATGGATCCTGAATATGGTGTCGGAATAAGAAATTATTTATTTGAGCCAAATCACGAGCTAACGTACCAAGAAATAGAAACAAGAATCATAAGTCAAGTTAATAAATATATGCCATTTATAGAAGTGAAGGTAACAATGTTCGGCCCAGATGAAATAGAGTATGGAGATCCTCATTTATTTAAACTTCAAATTAAATATCTTATCAAACCATTACGGATCTATGATGTTGTGGAATTCTTCTTTGAAGACACTATTTAATATTATAAGGGAAATACGTTAAATATGTCTGAAAAACAAATACCAATTAAATATAGTAGTCGAGATTTTAATTCAATTAAGAGTGATTTAGTATCATATGCAAAAACTTACTATCCTGAAAGTTTCAAAGATTTTAATAAGTCCTCCTTCGGTGCGCTTATGCTTGACACCGTAGCATATGTTGGAGACATTTTATCTTTTTATTTAGATTATCAAGTAAATGAATCCTTTTTAGACACTGCGGTTGAATACAATAATGTAATAAGATTGGGAAAACAATTAGGATATAAATATGAAACATCTCCATCTTCTTATGGCACAGCAATTTTTTATATTTTAGTTCCAGCCAATTCAAATGGTATTGGAGTCGATTCTGATTACATCCCTGTTTTAAGAAGAGGGAGCACTTTTATTTCAACGAATGGTAATATTTTTACTTTATTAGAAAATATAGATTTTTCTAATAACAAAAATGATATTATTGCAGCTAAATTTGATGAAGACTCTTCCTTAACAACACATTATGCAGTCAAAGCCCATGGTTCTGTAGTCTCTGGCCAGTTTGAAAGTGAAGTAGCAACAGTTGGAGACCACGAGCCATTTCGCAGGATAATATTAAAGAATGCAAATGTGGCAGAAATTATTTCCGTAGCGGACGAAGATGGAAATGAATGGTCTGAAGTAGAAGAGCTTTCCCAAGATACAATCTATGTTCCAATAAATAATACAAATTCAGACAGGAAAGACACTCCTTTTATCTTAAAAACAGTTGCAGTACCAAGACGATTTACTGTTGTAAAAGAATATGGAACAACTATATTACAATTTGGATACGGCTCTGAAGATCAATTAACGCCAGAAGTCGCAGCAGTCCAAGATCCAAGTCAAGTAATATTAAAAATTCACGGGAGAGACTATATTACAGACGAATCTTTTGATCCAACTAATTTATTATCAACAGATAAATTAGGAATTAGCCCATCCAATGTTATTTTAACTATTAGATATCGTATTAATACTGCATCAAACACGAATGCTGCCGCCAATACTTTAGTAGCCAAACGTGATGCTAGATTAGAATTTCCTTCTGTATTGGATGGTGCGACCTTAGTTAGTTCAAAATTAAATGAGGTTATAACATCTTTAGAAGTAAACAACGACGAACCTATTTTGGGTAACATAACCACGCCCAGCGTAACACAAATAAAACAAAGAATTAAAAGTACATTTTCTGCCCAAAGTCGTGCAGTAACTTTACAAGATTATTCAAGCTTAGTTTATAGGTTGCCTGCTCAATTTGGGGCCATTAAAAAATGTCATGTTATTCGTGATGTAGACTCTTTTAAAAGAAATCTTAATTTATACATTTTATCTGAAGATGCAAACACTAAATTAATAAAAGCAAACGACACACTAAAACAGAATCTTAAAACTTGGGTCAACCGCTACAAAATGATAAATGATACAGTAGACATTTTAGATGCAGAAATTGTTAATATTGGAATTGAGTTTGAAATTGTAAGTCATTCTGCAGCAAATAAATTCGATACTTTAGAAGTTGCATCACGAGCCCTGAGACAGAGAATCAAAGAAAAAGTACTTTCCATTGGGGAATCGTTTTCCATCACAGAGATATACTCAACTTTGAATCGCGTACGCGGAGTTGCGGACACAGTTAATGTTAAAATTGTTAAAAAAGATGCAAGCAATTATTCACAAATTGGTTTTAGTATAGATGAATTTACTTCTCCGGACGGAAGATATGTGGCAATCCCACAAAATGCTATTTTCGAAGTAAAGTTTCCGGAATTGGATATTAAAGGAACTGTTAAATAATGGCTATAAAAAGGTATACAGCAAACGCAGACACAACAATTACAAATGCGTTTAAAGCAGGTTTAACAACACGCGGCACTGGCTCAAATATGGGGATGTCGGACTCTTTGGAGATTTTTTCAATATATGGACAAACAATTAGTGGCTCTAACGCAGCAAAAACAGCAGAACTATCAAGAGTTCTTATTAATTTTCCAGTTACAGATATAAACACAGATAGAACAAATGGTGATATTCCTGCTTCCGGAAGCGTAAGTTTTTATTTAAGAATGTTCAATGCCAAACATCCATTTACGGTTCCAAGAAGTTTCACACTTTCTGCATCTGCAGTAACTAAAGATTGGGAAGAAGGCCGCGGCCTCGACATGGAAGGTTATAGAGATCTAACATATGATGGCACAGGTTCGAATTGGATGAGGGCAACAGAAAAAACAACCTGGACAAGGCCCGGCGGTGACTATGATACAGGGGAGGGTTCTACTTTTCAACAAACATTTGAAAAAGGGACAGAAGATCTTGAGATAGATGTGACAACGCTAGTAGAACAATGGTTACATTCTCCTGGAAACGTTCTAGGCGACAAATCAAGTGCGAGATATGGATTTGGCGTACATTTAACAAGCAGCCAAGAGGCCAAATATGAAAATACAGACATGACTGATGGCACAAATGGCCTGCTTAAAAATCCAACTGGCTCTACAGATTCGTATTACACTAAAAAGTTTTTTGCTAGAGGGTCTGAATATTTCTTTAAACGACCAGCAATTGAGGCTCGTTGGGATTCTTCTAAAAAAGACAATAGAGGAAATTTTTATTTAAGTAGTTCTTTAGCTAGCGGCGCCGACAATTTGAATACTCTTTATTTGTACAATTATATTAGAGGGCAATTAAAAGATATACCAAATTTAGGAGGAGCGGGTGCTAGGCTCGATGCTGGAACTTTACAAAATGTTCAAAAAACAAAATTAGATGTTAGGATTTTTGCTACTCTTGATGGTAACGCAAAATCCCTACCAGAAGGAGGAGGTGTAACGGCTAACAATGCTTTTGTTATAACTGCTTCTTATATTGCTTCAGGTACTTATAGCGCCTCATTCGCATATACGGGCTCGGAAACTACAATTTATGATGTTTGGTCAACAGGAAGCGCCACTACTCATCGCGGCACCGGTGCCAGCTATATCGAATTTCACACAGGATCAGGTATAGCCGTTAAAAGCTTTGAATCATACGAGCACAATCCTAACGATACTTATGCCACTTCTATAAAAAATCTTAAATCAATTTATTCTAATGAGGAGACTGCTAGATTTAGATTATTTGCCAGAAATAAAAACTGGAGCCCAAATATATATACAAAAGCAACAACAGAGATATCATCTTCTATTATTGAAGATGTTTATTATAAAGTGTTTAGAGTGCACGATAATTTAACTGTTCTTGATTATGGGACAGGTAGTTTAAATCACACAAGAGCTTCATATGATGTTAGTGGAAGCTATTTTGATTTAGATATGTCAATACTTCAGAACGATTATATGTACGGAATTAAAATTGTATATTATTTGAATGGAAAATATGTAGAGCAACCAGAGACTTTTAAATTTAGAGTAGAAAAACACTCAACAGATATAGAGTAGGCACATGGATACAAAAAAATATTTTGATGACCCACAAACTATAGTAAGTTCAGCAGATATCGATTCTTTAGCAAAAGAAGTTGAATCTTATGAATATATGGGCGCGTATATCCAAGAAAAAGAAAGATTTGTTCCTCGAATTGATTTTTCTAGTGCTTCTAATTTTGCATTTTTTGGTTCTGCAGAACAATATTACAATGATGCCGTTAAAAGAATTTATCAAACTTATCCATATGATGGCTCTTTATATGAGAGAACTTCTTGGTACCTTTCTTCTTCTTATCTAGATAACTATGTTTTTGAAAATGAATATCCTAGAACAAATGGTTTTATTCGCATTGCGGCTCGCGACACTTCTGGCTATTTTGATGGCGCCAGTTCAAATAATTATTTCAGTTCTTCCACCCCAGAATATATTTTATTTAGAGGCGGCCCACATCCTAGCACTCGCGGAAAAGGAAAAAAAGTAACCGATACTAGTGGCGACTATAGAAGTGGTTACTCCAATATTTATGACCAATCTCAAAATAGAGAATCTAATTTAAAAATCGATGGTGTTGATGGCAATACAGTAGAATTTTGGATGAAAAAAGAAGATACTACTCGGCTAGCACGAGAAGTAGTATTTGACACTTATACCGTGAATGCAACAGAAGCTGAAGCTGGGTATGGTCGCATGGCCATAGAGATCTACCGTGCTGGCGCCGCCAACCCAGAATTTCAAGTTACATATATAAGTGGCAGCACCGATGGTACCACTGGCGGAGTGGGTTTTCAAACAGCGTCTATTGGTCAAGGGATAACAGGTAATTTTAGTGATGATAAGTGGCATCATTATGCATTTACATTTGCAAATTCCGGAAGTCTTGCGGCCGGAAACTTACAAGCAAAATTATATGTCGACGGAGCCCACAATGATACAATTGTTGGTACCACCACTAATTTAATTAGAGAACAGTCAAGCGCAACTGTTGATTATGTAAGCGGCGGCATGCTCGCAACAATCGGTGTTCTTGCAACTTCGCCGCGCGGCGATAGCACGCCACAATTAGGCTGGGCTCCGTTTTCCGGCGCGCTAGATGAATTTAGATTTTGGAAAACAGAAAGAAACTCTCAACAAATTGGACGACATTGGTTTACGCAAGTCGGCGGCGGTACAAATACTGACAATGCAAATACACATTTGGGCGTTTATTATAAGTTTAATGAGGGCGTAACAGGAGAAAATCCCACAGATTCAACAATTTTAGACTATTCTGGACGGGTTAATAATGGAACTTGGATAGGATATACTTCTGGCCATAGAGAAACCGGTTCAGCTATTACATTGAGTAATTTAGTAACGGCCTCTTATGAGTTTAAAGATCCGATTCTATATAGCACACACCCAGATGTAAATGCTTATTTGACTTCTTCTATAAGCAAAGGAAAACATCACGATCTTTCAAATAATGCAGCCATTTATAATTCTTTGCCTGCTTGGATAATAAATGAAGATGGTGAAAATGGAGAAATACTTAAAAAACTAACACAAATAATGGCAAGTTATTTTGATACTTTGCAATTACAAATACAAGAATTGCCTACTTTGCAAAATGTAGTTTATCCAAGCGGAAGTTATGAAAAGCCACACCATTTTATAAAAGATGCCTTGGAATCAAAAGGATTCGTGACGTCAGAAATATTTGCAGATGCCGACATTTTAGCACAATTTTTAAATCAGTCTAATAATGAGTTATTTGAAAAAAAACTTTATCATATAAAAAATCAAATATATCAAAATATTTATAATTCTTTATCTCTTATCTATAAGTCTAAAGGCACCGAAAAAGCATTTAGAAATTTAATTAGATGTTTTGGTATTGATCATGAAATTTTAAAGTTAAATTTATATGCGGATCAATCAGACTATACATTTGAAAATAATTTTTCTTCAGTGACCGTTAAAAAGAATTGTGTTGATTTTAGTAATTCAGGCAGAGCTTATGGAACAATTTATCAATTTACATCTAGCGCAAATACAAACTCAGTATCCTTTATTTCGGGTTCAAAATCAACACCGACATCCACTTCGCTTACTCGTATCGCCATTCCTTTTACAACAGAAGCAGAGATTATTTTTCCAGATCCCGGATCTCCACGGGATCAAAATTATTTTATGCTTTCAAACCTTTCGGCCTCCCTTTTTGGTATGCATACTGCCAGGCAAACAAACTATGAAGAGCCTCCCAGTAGTGCACAAAACTATAATGATTTAACTTGGCACGGCGATGACTCTGCAAATTTTCAAGTTTATGCATGTAGAAAGACATTAAATGACGATATCGTGTCCTCGGCCGGATTTACAAATAAAGATGCATTTTTTATGCTTAGTAGTTCGGATGAGGGATTCGCTTTAGAGCTAACAAGCAGTGTGTTTAAAGAAGTATATGATAATAATAAATGGAATTTTGCCGTTCGGGTCAGACCAGAAAAGCATCCATTAGCAAGTTACGTATCTGGCACTCTTTCTCAAATGGACGAAAAGATGAAAGCGGATGGCCCTCTTGCATATGTGATAGAGTTTTATGGTGTTAATAATGATTTAAATACTATAAATAATGAATTTTTAGTTACTGGAAATCTATCTCAAGCACAAGGAGAAAACTTTCTATCTAGCTCCAAACGAGCTTATGCAGGCGCACATAGAACTAATTTTACTGGGTCCTATTTAACTCCAACTGATATTAAGTTTTCTTCATTAAGATGCTGGTTAGACTATCTTGATAATGAAACCATTCGAGCACACGCCAGAGACCCAAAAAATATTGGTCGATTAAATCCATACAAGCCTGCATATTTGTTTGAAGTTATGCCATCCGATGGAGAAAACGAAGGGATAACTCAACCATATGTTCCCCAAATAGAAACCCTTGCTTTAAATTGGGATTTTACCGGATTATCTAGTTCGGGCCCAGCAAATAGCGATTCATATTATGGAACTAGTGATAAAAATGCTAGTTTCTCAGTTGCGGACATGTCTTCTGGTTCTATAAATATTACTTCAAGTTACGGAGCAATAAGTGGAATCACTAGTTTACAACATACAGGAAAAGGAGATTTCTTTTCTCCAAATAAATCTGTTATAAGCAAGGAATACATATATTCAGCAAAACAAAACATACCAGAGAATGTCAATTCTTCTGATATGGTGAAGATTTTAGATTCTGATGATATTGTTTTTACAAAACATATAAGGCCCACTACTAACTTTTTTGCCATCGAAAAAAGCATGTATCAGACAATTTCTGAGGAAATGTTAAGATTTTTTGCGACAATTAAAGATTTTAATAATTTAATTGGGGAACCAGCCAATCGATACAGACAAGATTATAAAGCTTTAGGAAAACTACGACAACTTTTCTTCGAAAGAAAAGTAGAAAACACTGGCGACATAGTAAGTCCAGATTTAGAGAAGTATATTGATTATTATAAATGGATTGATCAATCATTATCTAATATGATCCGTCAAATTATTCCCGCTTCTTCAAGATTTTCTGAAAATATTAGAAATATGGTTGAAAGCCATATCTTAGAAAGAAATAAATATTGGTCAAAATTACCTATTATTGAAAAGAAAGAAAAGCATACTAAAAATGTACTAGAAAGCACCCTTGGCGGCGAAGCCAAAGATGATAATGGCATCAAAATTCAAATCAAGTTTACTACCGAGCACCATCATTCGGCTCACCATGCCGCCAAACCAAGTTTAACAAAAACATTGAAAGCGCACGGACCTACTCAAATGACCGTGAGACTCCCAGACAATGAAGATTGGGAGAAAAATGACGAAACAAAAAATACATTATCATGGACAAGAGCCAAACTTACAGAACCAGCAATTTCAAGTGGAGATAGCGACGTCGATAGTGCAAGACAAAGAATCTTTGATGCTATAATTGAAACATCTAAAAGAGCAAATCGGAGTCCTGGTAGACTATCTGCACATATATTTAAGCCAATACACGGCGGAGTCAATAATTTAATAAACAAAAAGCCAACTTTATTTAAAACTTTAATAAATAATGTTTCTGGATCTGAAAGTGTTGGTTTGGAAGTTACAAATGAAAAGGTTGCAGAAAGCGATATAGCCAAAGAATATAGGAGACTATATTTTCCAAAAAATAAAAAGAGAGAATTTCTAACCACATCCAGAGTAAAAAGCCGCGGCGCCTCCGCAGACACTGGAGAACGCGATTATTTTGGGGATTCGTATACTAAATGGACAACCCCTTTCACTATTATGAGTTCTTCTGTCGTTACTGGATATAATAAAATACTTTCAAGCAGTTTCACCGGCGGCATTGACTTCGCTAATTTACACCAAGATATATATACTCCACACTATGAAATACCAATGCAAGGTCCATTTACCGAAAAATGGGTTGGAGGCTTTCCATATAGACACGTTTGGTCGCAATTTAGTGGCAGCGCTAAAGTTGGCTCTAATTTAGATACTAGGGCAAATAGAGTAGAAGGTTGGAGATTGGTGTTTAAAGAAGATTCAAGCAACAAATACGTAACAATTGTTTCTCCTATATCTGCTTCTGTCCACAACCCTCGTTCAATGTTCTGGAATGGGCCAAAGCGTCCCGTTAATATTGAAAATATTCGTACGACAACCGGCTCCGGCGGCTATAGAGACCCAAAACACACAACAAAAATAGGAAACTATAGATTTGATTATAATATCGTTTCCACCGCTGGAAGAAAAATCAATAACAGATATTTTGTTAAAAACAATGGCATAAATATTAATTGGCTTGATCGCCAAAAGCCAGATTCAGCAGAGCTACCAGTACAAGGGGTTCCTGATTTTACATCTATTGATCGCTCTGTAACTGGTTCAAATGAGTTTGTTTTTGTTAATAGATTTAGTGCACCAGGAGGCCCTGAAACAATGGCCGCAGCCTTTTTAGATCTTGAATCTGGAGAATACTCAGTATATAATTGTCTTAATTATAGAAATTTAGCAGCTCGATTACCTCTCAAAGAATATTTAACAAACCACTGTAACCAATTTGGATATTGGAGCGATGCACAATATTCTGCTAGCTGGGAAACAGCCATTAGTACTGGTTTTCAAGACCCGGCCAAAGGTGGTTCCTATGCGGGCACTCAAACTGATGTAAAATCAGCAGGATATGCGGGTGTTAGCACTTCTGGCCAGCCAATGCCTTCTTATCACAAGGTTAATAGAAACCCACGAAGAAGAATAGAGCTTGAAGGGGATTCTACGAAAGTGGCAACTACATTTCCTACCGGGGTTGCTTATGATAATTATTGGGTTCAACATCCAATTCCAAGAACAGATATGCAATATTCTTGGATATCAGCTAGTTTAATTGTTGGTTATACTGGGTCAGTTTTGTATGGTTATGAAACCCCACGAACTAACGATATTAGACGATATGGTCCGGATGCTTCTACTGATTTAACATTATTAAGTGCTAGTCTCACTGGCGCCGCAGCAATTGCGGGCGGCCCCACAATACCGGTTGATTTTGTTGGGCTCAATACATTAATTTATGATCCCCTTGATTCACCCTTGAACCTTCTAAGCTCTTCTAATGGAGTTTATAAAAATACAAATATTGCATCGATTGTGCGCCCCAACGATTTTAATAGTTTAATTCTCCATCGACAAGGCCCTTATGGCTGGCCGTCTTGGAAACAGGCAAGATTAGCTCAACATCCAGTTATGAGAAAAGAAAGAAAAGACAGTATGTTATCTTTCTTTTATGACAATAGGCTTGAGCATCATACTGAATCTTTGGCAACAAGTCGTTTTAAGCCTATGGTTCATGTGTTTAAAGAGGGTATAATCCAACATACGTATGGAAACAATTTAGCAAGTTTCGCAAATATCGAAGTACAGAATAAACTTAAATCTAAACTTTATGGCGGAGATCAAGTATATGATTATATTAAAAATCTTTATTTAGAGGATGTAGTTTCTTTTAAGCCGAATCTTATTAGTTTGTATTATAGAGAAATGATTTATCCAAGAGAAATTAATGTATATTTAGCAAAAGCAAGAATGAGGACAAATTATTTTGTTGATTTTTGGAGAGAAACACGGTCCAATAGAACTAAAACTAATGTAACAAATTCTCAAGGTCAAACAATTCTTAAACAAAGTATATGGGCCCTGGACGGAAGAACAGGTTCGGCCGCCGAAGCAAGACGCGGCCAACATTCTCCCGGAAATGACGGCGCCGGCGAGCTACAGAATAATTATTCAATTCATCATGGAGGCACAGATATAATTACGCCAGCAGCTTGTTATGTTAGGCCTATAAGCGCCAGCGCCGCCGAAGGCGATATGTTGTATGGAGATACTTTATGGGAAGCAGGCAACCCATTTTATGATTCATATGATGATTATTCTAATGAGATACGGAGAGTGGGCCAAAAGTATTCTATTGCTTCAGAATTTAGAATGAGTGAACATATGGAATACTTTTTAGATGAAAAAAATGGAAACTTTTTTGCAGATAGGGAAGGGTTTTTAACTTGTACTGGTTCAAATTATGCAGATAGCACTGTAAATAATTTCTTTAAAACATATTCACACTCAGATTTTTTAAAGCATTTTTCTTTAATTTATGAAGATCACAAAGGGGTTATTGAGCCTTCCAGAATCGCATTAACTTGTAACGCGATCATGAAACTTTTGCCATATAAAGGATTTTATCCAGCAGATAGAACATTACAATTGGCAACATTATTTAGTCAATCATATTCATCAACAGAATATGGCACAGATAAATATGAGGACAATTCTAAAAGAAGAATCGCTCTAACACCATTTTTTGCTCCTGGAATTTTATATAATTCAATTAAATCAGGAGTTGCTGTTGATTATCCAATTTATACTAAGCAACCTGGCACTACAACAGCAGGTGGAACAGTTACGATGACTACGCCATATTCTTTAGGCACCGGCAGTACTGCTGCTCATGAAAACTTGTATAGACTTTCTGCATCATTTGATTATAGATTACCTTTTGACAGCTTAGTTCGACCAGAAACTTACATTGGCAATGGATCATATATTTATGAAGCAGAACCAGATCCAACTGCCAGAGTAAGCGGCTCTGCTGATTCAACTGAGGCCAGCCCTATTGCAACTGGTAGTATCAAATTAGATCTTGTTAAAAGCGATACTTACAAACTGGCGATGCATAATTTTCTTGCCACTTCTATTGATCTATTCTTAAAAAATGGAGAAGTATCTACGCTCATTTCATCAAAAAATGAAGATAGCTATATTGTTGATAGTACAAACGTTTATAAAATGAGAATTTATTTAGCAGACCATCAAGATGTTTCTACAAATAATACTAGAAATTTCTCTATGTACAATCGGGAAAGCGCTTTTGGCCCAACAGTTGATTCATGCAAGGATGGTGGACCAGGAGGCTATGCACCATTTACACCTCCTTATTATTATAGTGATTCTGTAACTGGTTATTCTTATGTTGAGTATTCTTTTACACCATGGAAACACACAGTTGCAGAAAGATACGGTACAGAAGGCGCCAATGAATATACATTAGATGAAATCATTTCGAATTCTACAATTACAAAACATAGAAGTGTCGACGGCTCACAGTTATCTGGCTCCGGAACACATAGCGCGGATTATCTTCAAGATATTGCTATGATGAATTTAACAGCTTCTGTTAGTATATTTCAAAAAGATGCACGTTTTGTTATACAACCTAAATTTGAAACTCCTATACTTAATTTTACAAATGTTACAAAGACTTCTTTCTCTGAGGGCGACTCATCTACAAAAGGCATGTGGCACCAAAAAGGTGTTTATGAAACGGATAATTCAAAAGGAATATTCTTAGGCGTTCTTGACGTAGCAGGCAATGAATCTCTGGCAGATCTGCTTACAATTGACAAAGGACTTAAAAAATTAGGAATCTTGCCAGACGATAAAGAAAAGACAATTAGAGAAGCAGTGGTTGCAATACCAGTGATTAAGAAGTTCAACAAACGTACAGGTAGAGTGCAAACAAAATTTATCAATATACATAAGAACATCGTTAAAAGAGCCGTAGCAGATATTTTAGCAGGTAAAACACCAGAAGAAAGCAGTGTCACAACTTCTGTTTATAATATGGTAAAAACAATGCAGCGGTATATCATTCCGCCACAATTTGACTTCTTGACACAATTAAAAAAGTTTGGGTCTAAGAGATTTAGACCTTTTGCTATGTATCTTTTTGAATTTGAACATGAATTTTCACAAGAAGAAATTGCAAATATATGGCAGAATATACAACCAGAAATAGCACAAACACACAAAAAAGAGAAAGCCACCATTTGTCATCGACTAGAACAAGGAGAATTATTAACAGCAAAAGATCTAAAAAATCCAGATTTACATTGGATGATTTTTAAAGTTAAACAAAAAGCGAAATGGAATTATTTTGATAAAGTAATTAATTTAGCTGGAATGCTGCCACCAAGACCAGATGCGGGCCCAGCACCTGCCGGCGTCCAACTTGGAATTCAGGCTACGGCGCCGCAAGTAGATTCACATGGATCCGCCAACCCATTTCACCCGCTCAGATCCACCAATGAATTCATTGGCGGACCCACCAATGGAGGAAATAACGGAGATGCCAACGGCCCCGCAGTAAAGATGGATATGGCGCCTAGTGCACCATCAAACATAAAACACGGGCTTCTTTCTTCTGGCATCCGCACTAATATTGAAGATATAATAGAATATGCTCGTCTTGAAAGCGATGTTGCATCTGGATATGGCCTAGATTATAGTTATAACTGGCCATATGATTTTTGTTCGTTAGTTGAATTAATAAAAGTAGATGTTGAAGCACAATTTGGCGGGAAAGGAATGGTACAAGTACATCCATCAGCAGCGAGCCTTAAATCAGATATGGGCTCTCTTGGCTCGGGAGGAGAAGGCATAGTAGTTACTGGCGAAGGCGCCCAAAGTATTTCTTCTCGACACCCAGATATCCAAGAGGAGACTCGTTCAGCAACAACTGTCACTACGATGCAAAGTGTTGTAGAGCAGACAGGAAATAAATTACAATTAATAGATGGGCAAGAAAAAAGCAGGGGACAAGGATCAACTGCGCAATCAACTGGTACGAAATTAGGACTTATAGACTAGGAATAAAAAGAAATGGAATTTTTTAATAAAAAAGAAGATGTAATAGATTTAGAATTAACACCATATGGGGAGTATCTGCTTTTAAATGGTGAATTTAAACCAGCACAATATGCGTTTTTTGATGATGAGATTCTATATGATGGTAAGTATGCAAGGCCTGAGTTTACAGAATTACAAAACGATATTAAAGATAGGATTAAAGAAGTCCCAAGACTAAAGACCCAATATACGTTTCAGAATACAGATCTTCCAAAATTATCTTGGCCCGACGACGCCACTGAAGCGTGTATTAATACTGGTGAATGCGACCCAATACAACATCCTCCTTCATATATAAAACAATATACTTTGTCTTTGCCACTTGGAAACTGCAGTTTTGATAGTGAATATGCGCCGTCCTGGGATATTAAATTTTTATACAATGCTATAACAGGCAGCAGCGTATCCTATTTAACTGCTAGCATGCACCCATATTTGCAGATACCTCAAATAGACGTTAAAATTGAATATAAAACCGTTGCAAAATCTTTAAATAAAGATCCGGAGACTTCTGAGCACAATATAAACAAAAGCACGGATCTTAGACTAAAAGAATTTGATGAGCTACATGAAAATCCTCCTGTATATTCAGATGGATATTATGATTTTCAAGAAGATTTTGTAACATTAGAAATTAATGAACATAATGTCCCGTTTTTAAAAGAAAATTTTGACATTGAAGTTTTTGAAGTTGATTCGCATGTTGTGGCCGAAGGAAATGCTACGCTTGAAGCAGTGGGCGCATTTTTAAAATCACTGTCTTTCACTAAAAATCCATCGAGTGTCAATGAAAAAGGCCTTTTAAAATCTGAAGAAGAAAACATAAAATCTATTGAAGAAGATTTAAAAATGAAATTAACTCCTTTAGACTCCTCCTTCGTGGAACATTTTTTTAATGTGTATGTTGATCATGAAATTGATAAAGATTTAATATGTAAATTAAAACCAGCAGCAAAACAAAAAGGACATTTTGTGGCAGATCCACTAGATTGTTTACAAGAACCCGAGGTAAATATTTTATCATCAGATATTTATAAAGAAGCAACAGAAACAACTCCGGAGTGCGATTAATGGGATATCCAGAAACAGAAGTAGTGCAACCATATATTTCTAAAATAACTTTAGAGCCGACTACGGCTGAAAAGAATATTAGAGTGACTATAACGGTTTATATGAATAACACAAAAGTGGGCCCAATGACTGAAACAATGCAATTAAGTATTGTTAAAATAGCCGACAAAGATATAATTAAAAAACTTAAATTAAATAACAAAAAAGCAATTTTTGAATTAATAGAAAATTCAAAAAATGATGGCAGCCTTGGAAAGATAAGTTTATCAAAGGCAGAAGTCAAGACGTTTGATTTGGGCTCTAAAAACACAGTCACACAAGAATTTTTTATTGATAAGAATACTTCGGACTTATCGTTCTATGCCATTTGTCAATATAACCCAAATCACCCACGGCATGCAAGGAGAATATCTTCCAGCCCAAGTTATAAAAATTTATTAATCAACACAGCGACAATTGCTTCAGAGGACGTCTTTAGGAATAAAACAATAGTGAGGAACGCTAATGTTTTTGTTTTTCGAGATTCAACAGTTACTTTGCCCAAAGGGCAAGAAGACTATTTAGTTTCTCAAGGAGGCAAAAGAGTTTGGACGGGTCCAGTACAGTTTACATCAGATGGGCATGTTGGTTCTATGGGAGATAATTCTTCTGTTATAGGTCCAAAATTAAATCTTGTAAAAATTCCAAATACAACATTGCATGATTATAGGGTCCTCGATAAAATATCAAAAGTAAATTTTAGTTGTAGATTATTAGAAAATAAACCCTTGATTGATAAAAAAAATGCTCAATTTTCTAATTTGTGTATAACAAACGATAAAAATGGATTTATTAGGCTCTTTTTTGCAATTGATTTGGGAGAAATTAGCAAAAATAATTTCAAATTACCTAGATTGGTTGCTAGTGAAACTGATTTTTCTTTAGCTCTAGATTCTAGCAAACTTAGTTTTGATGAAATAATGAGCTTAAGCGAAATAAAAAATATAGTGTTAACACGAGAGAAAGTTAATGAAGCCGGCGACATTTCTCCAGAAAGCAAAAGCCACAACAATGTTCAACAAACTATTGCACGATCAACACAAGTTGGCGCCGTCGTCGCCACAACAGACTATTCTGTAAAAAAAGATCCTCACATAGCAAATCATATTAGTAATGTAAAAAAAATAATTGGCAAGTTAACAGAGGTCAAAGGTTTATATCTCGAACCATCAACCAGCACTTTTAATAATTTAAACTCATCTAAACAAATTAGATATTTTGGCTCAACAGATATATCAATGCAAGATATAAAAGATGGGTTATTCAAATATGGTGTAAAATTAGAAGTTGAAGACGGGACAATAAAATATATAAAACAGCTTTTAAATGATTTAACAGAAGGTCGAAAAGCAATGGAATTATATTTTAAAGATTTTAAATCTGGCACTCTTAGAAAAAATTATATGGTAAATGACAAAGGCCCGTGGGTCTGGGCCTTGAATATATTATTGAAAGCGGTGAAGGCGTTTGCCAATTTAGAAAATAATGATGAGCAGCAAATGTATATCTTGTCCTCTCCTAATACCGCAACCACAGAAAGTATATCAAAAGTAATTGATATATATAATAATGTTAGTTCTTTTATTCAAGATTTAGTAGAAGAGTTTCCTTCTAAAAACACAAGAAATATAGATGAGATGAATTCTAACGCAGTTATTTCCGGAAAAAAAACATTTACACAAACTATTTCTATAAATCATGTTTTTCCCGATATATTCAACGCAAAAAACAATGGAGAGGTTGGATATGACTATCTTGACGTTATTTATGGTTCAAAAACATCTGAAATAGGCTTGATGACTTTTTCTAGCGCGGACTTTTTACGAAGAACAATGAATGAAAATTTACGATTTTTTAAGCAGAGCGCCCAACAAACAGGAATTTTAGCCGGCAATAAAAGGTACGAGAATCAATTGAGTACAACTCAATTTTCCTACTTGACCCCTGCTTTAATTAAAATACTAGGTAGAAATTTTAGAACTTATGGGAAAGGAGATCAGGGCCAGATACAGAATGCCTCAGAATTAGGACATTTTAGTGTGCTAATGGATCTGTACTCCCATAAAACTATGAATCGGCTACATAAAGAAAATATTTCAACTTTAGCCGAAGTTGGAAAATCACAATCAAATTCATGCACGACCGGGGATATATTTGCTCAAAAATCAGATGGATTCTCTACACATGTTAAAAATGGTTTAGCGCAGAATATGGCGATTATAAATACGACTGCTTTAAAAAAATATGAATCTTCATGCAACGAAATACCTAGCAAGGAAGAAAATACAATTGCAAAATTAATGCACAATTCCGTTGCAGAAAAATATAAAAAAGAAATTCAAGCGAAAGACGACAGAGAAGATCGAATTAATATAACAGAGGAAACCAAAATTAATCCATCATTTATATTTGCCCCCTTATTTTATATGAACAACTTGGATATAGCAAAAGAAATCTGTTGTTGCAGCACTGCACTAAATCTTAATATAAGCAAACAAAATTTATCAACATCAGAATTTAAATTTTTGCCAAATCAATTAAAAGCTATAGCTGCTAGTAGCGCAGGCTCTACGTTGACTAAACAAGCATGGTATGACAACGGCGAGCCCCAATTAAAACAATTAAAAAATGCAGCTTTTTATTATTTAAATCAAAAGAATATAGTTTTAATTGAAGTGCTGGTTGGCTTTGATAGAGGAGCGATAGCCGCTCCTATTTGGACAAGATTGAGAAGAGATCATCTTGAAAATGCCTCACGCAGTCCAAATAAAAAATTATTATGCCGCCTAAGTCCATATACTAATCCTAAATTATGTTTTAATCAAAATAGGGTTTTAGATTTAAACCTTTTTAATCAATGTTTTTTGATTAATGCTGAAGGAACCCCTCGCACGGCAGCGCGGAGACCAAAAAGAACAATAAGGCCAGTAGAGGTCCCCACCTCACTAGATAATAATAGCTTATTAAAAATAAACAGTAATTTTGTAAGAACTAATATGATGTTTGGCGAAGCGGCCAAGTTTCGGCAGACAAGCAAAACTAAGACTACACAAACAACAGCAGCTATAACAACTGCCACTACGCCAGGAACCGTTACTACAACAGGGGGAGGAATGAGTTCTGGCGGAGGGAGGACGTATTAATGCCACATAGAACATATCTACTTGCCGGCGGCCTCGTTGGCGGCCAAACGCTCAACGAACACCTCTCATTGGCTCACCAAAATGCGCAAAAAATCTATGGGTCTATAACCCCTCTATATTTAAACCCCACGATCATTCATTCCACCGCGATGACGGGCGAGGGACACCCTGGAGACCCACTAAGACCTTATTTTGGACACTGGATGTATTCCGGTGGCGCCGGCGACTCACTGGTCGACCTTCCAGGCTGGGGAAACGAAACAGAAAATAGATTTGTACGCCCAAGTCCAAAGTGGCGCCAGTCACCCGGCCAGACTCATGCCAAAACTTTTCGCGTTTTAGCAAAGAAAAAAATAAGAACTGTTTCTACTCAGGCAACCCCAGAGTGGGAAACTTTTAAGTCTTGGTGGCAAAGTAGTGCAGCCGAGAATCCCGAGACTTTGGACCAATGGCATGCATATGCCATCGAAGCCATACATTCGGGTTATTTGCCTCATTATCACGAAGGCTACATAAATGCACATAATAGCGGCTTTACCACTGGAGTGTTCATAAATTCAGCCTGGGCAGAAATAGCTAATTTTTTCAAGGACTCTGACATTGGCATAGATATATTAGCCACTCTTAAAACGACCGGTCACGATCCATTGGACGGACCATTTCCGCCTCACCACACTCACTTGATCGATATATACGAACCGGGTGTTTACCCTGACATGTATAATCCTAAACTTAATGGTTGGCTTTATGATGCCGATCATCACGATGCCATGAGCCGAGTCGGGTTCGAAACCTATAAGCCCTTTTACGAAAAAATGGGATTCCATGGCACGCCGGAAGTGACACATCAAGGCACCGAGGGGCCCAAAGTAACAACACAGAAACAACTCGCCGAATTAATTGTTATCGATGAATTCGGGCTAACCGTTCCCGAGGAGGTTATATTTTTAGAAACCACAGATATTTTTTATAGTAATGAAGCAGCAAGGAAAGTGATGATGGACGCCGGCGAAGAAACTATGAATCCGATGGAGGCGGGAAACCAATGGCAATTATGGTCGCCTAAAGTAAATCTTGTCTTTGCCAAACATATTAGAGAGACTTATAAAAATAGGACACATGCTTACGGACCTTCCAGTGTTTCAAAAGGTATAAACGAATACAACCTTTACACTGATAGTGCCTTCCATTTAAACCATCCAAGATTTGACCCGGCCCGCCAAAGCTCAGTGGTAAATTACAGCAATTTAAATTACGAGGCCGCGGTAAATATTTTGTCTGATCAACAACATCTTCTTATTCCAAATAGTTATTTGCTTGGTCAACTAGCAGAGAACAAAGAAAGATTTTATCGACAATTCCCCGACGGCACCGTGGCAAATACAATATATGGTGATTTATTAACAGTAGGAGGGATAGCAAAATATAGTTTGGACCCCAGCCTGATGATCAATTCATACGCATGGTATTTTGATCAAAATATAGGCGTTGATCAATATATGCAAATTTGGACACAAATGGTAAACCCAAATGAGAATAACTCTATAAGTGTGCCTAGCCTTGAAAAACCCGAAGGAGCTTTTATATTTGGCTTTCCAAAGTATAAATTTTTACAAGAATATCGTTTTGACCTTTTTCACCAACCATGGGCGACCGACATAACAATTAATGTACCGGAGGCGCGTCCCGCGGACCAGTTTTTGAAAAAAATATTTAATAGTGAAGGGGAGGGATCCGACCCAGATCCAAGTCAGGACCAATTGATGCTGTTTTTAATGGCTCTTGCTGCCGGCAACCCACTCGTAATGGAAACTGAAGAAAATTATTGGAAAAGAGAGGTGGATTCTAAAGAAAGTATAGACACTTTTTCATGGGATTTGACACAATTTGTAGGTGCGTGGAGCAGCGATGACTTCGCTGTGGAATCATCTAATCTTCTTTCTTTCGACTTTGGAATCGAAAATACTGGATGGCACGACCTCGATGATGACATTAATGGGATACCCCTTCCTGCTCGTAATGCCTTTTGGGAGGTCACGGACAAACTTAAAGAGTTCGCGAATACGAGATCTATTTATGAGATTCTTAATGCGCCCCTTTACGATGGGAAGGAGATAAAGGTTAGCCCGGGCAAACAGATATGTCAACCACCAGGCCGAAGCCGTTGTGCGCCCCGCGAAAAGTACGGTGTCCATTATGATATGAATCCTTTTTCACATACTGAAATAATGTTTTACGAGATTGAAAAAAGCAAGCACGGTCAAATAGTCCAAAGATTCTTTATTGCCGCGCCCACCAATCTCAGTGGCGAAGCATCGATTGAATATATTGATAGCCAAATCAAACTTAATGAAGGGTATGATTATACAATTTATACTTATGTCATAGTTGTAGGAAATGAATATCAATATCAAGACATCCAGGGAGAAACTATTAATCTTGTTGATCGGTATTTCCCGACACCAGAAGGAGCTACAAAAACACAGATAATAGACGTCGAACTTGCTAGCAGCACCCAAAAGCGTCCACCAGTTGCAACTATTTATACTATTAATAAACCAAAAATTAAATTATTAAAAATTCCATACATAAAACTCCCAACTTTGTATACGGCAGATGCTCCGCCACTATATCCTAATATGGAAATATTTCCATATCAAAATATAAATAACAAATTATTATTTTTATTTAGTCAATACGTAGGTGAACGCGAAGATGTTCCAATCCCAATTTTACCTGGGGATGAAGAATTATTTAATAAAGCAAAATCGGCACAGGGCACATCTTCTGAAATTATTTTTAAATCAGATGAGCCAGATTATACATATCAAATATTTAGACTTGAAAAGCACCCGATAGATTGGTCAGATTTTAGCACGGCCCTGAGAAAAGAGATGGCCCCAGATAAAAAAGATTTTATTGATAATGTTTCGCCAAATAAAAAATATTATTATATGTTCAGATCAACGGATAGGCATGGCTATGTTTCAAATCCAAGTCCAATTTTTGAAGTTGAATTGATAGATGATAGTGGCGCAATTTATTTAAGCAACAAAATTGTTGATTTTACTGAAAAGACCTCAAGAGAAAAGACTAAAAGCATGAAAAAATATGTACATATAGTTCCTACGATAAAACAAAGTAATTTAAGTGCCCCCGAAGCAGCTAGTATATATGATGCAGAGAGTAAACAGGACCAGGATGTTATTTTAGGCCCGCTCTTCGGTCGACCCCGCGCAAAAAAATTTAAAGTAAGAATTACTAGTAAATCTTCTGGAAAAATGTTTGATTTAAACTTGAACTTTGTTCATAGCCACGAAGGCCTTGGCTATGATTTAAAACCAAAGGCGCCGATAGACTAAAAATGAATGCTCAATTGCAATTTAAAAAGAAGAAAAAGATTTTATTTATAATACGTACTATTTATAAGTGCGCAGAATAAGGAGTATAAAATGGCTTTTCAAGATAACAGTGGAGATATTATTTTAGATGCAGTATTAACCGACGCCGGCCGACGCGCAATGGCCCGCGGCGACGGAACTTTTAAAATAAATCATTTTAAATTGGGTGACGACGAAATAAATTATGAAAATTTTAATTTAGATCACACAGGTGGCAGCCCATATTATGATTTAGAGATTCTTCAAACGCCAATTCTTGAAGCATTAACCAACAATGAGGTCTCCCTTAATAGCAAATTAATATCTTATACAAACCCTAACCTTCTTTATTTGCCCCAATTAATTTTAAACACAGAGGTGGAAAAAAGTTATGGGAAAGACGTGGGGTTTTTTCAGTATGATCCAGCAAAAGAAACATTTATTGTTGCATGTACTGTCGGCACTGCCCGGGCGATGGGAGCGCATGCAGAAACAGGCGTTCTCAATGGAGTGTTCCCCGGGCAATCCAATTCGCGAATCCGATTAGAATTTGGGATCGACACTCCTGGAAAAACACCAGGACCTTTGAAAGGTAGCAATTTATCAGAATTAAATGAAGATAGTTTTTATATTGAATATGATAGTAGGTTTTGTCAAATCGCAAATGTAACCGGCGAAACTCAAAATGGAAGTTTTGTCGATGAGGATGCAATTCAACTCCTTCTTGCAACCGCGGGATCCGATTTGGTTACAGAAATGAATAAATTTGATGACTCTCTAAAGCCCCACCAACCAAAAATAAGATGGCTGCGAGGCAATAAGATAGAGTTTAAAATTATGGCTTCAGATTTATTACAAAGTGGAGACCCAGATTCTTCAAAAAGTCTTTGGCAGAAACATGGGACGCAAGATACTGGTACTGATTGGGACACCACAGCTGCAACCATAGGTAATAGCAGCACATGCTACACCGCCGGCGGCACAAATGATATTGATGCAGAGGCCGCAGCCGGAACTCTATGGAGAATAGATTCCTATATTCGAGTATCAGGTGTCTACACAGGTGCATCAATAGATGTTCCTGTTAGATTTTACAAGTCAAAGGAATTTGTTGATTGTAGTAATTAAATAAAAAAGAGGTATAATAAATAATGGCAACTGGCGATTCAAAAGAAATAACCCCAAAAGATAAAAAAACAGGAAAAACTTTAATTCATGAACATATCCCCCTAACGGGATCGCTTATTTCTGGAACCTACGTGGTTTCTGATGCGGATGAAAATGTAAAAAATTATTCACATGGGATGTTCCAGTCAGTATATGATTACCCATATTTAAGCTCTTCTGCAAATCATATTTTTGACGTTACTTGTGGGTTTAGCGCACATTCAAGTTTTTCTGCCTCAACGCCCGGGACACAACAAGAGAAAAAAATAAACATTTATAATCAAATGGCTCAGGTATTAGCTGGTTATGATCATACTGGTTCAATTCTTCGATTTGACGTCGGAGGATCAACTATTGATAGTGGCGATAAAATGGATGAAGTTTACTTTTTGAATTTCTCCAGACTTCTTGTTAAAGATGAAATTAAAAAAGGTACTTTTCAATTAGAGCTTGGCATTAGTGGTGGCTTTGATTTTGGCGCAGTACATTCAAGAAGAATAAAATTAACAGATAGAAGTGGGTCGGATGGATATAAAGTTAATTCTCCTGCAGGCGAATATGGTGTGCTTTTTGCTCAAACATCATATGATGGCGACAGCACTTTAAGCACGGCATTACTTGGAAACGAAACAATTGGTGAGGTGCAGAGTTATCTACCTGCTGGACTGATTTATTATCAAGCAGGGGTGGCAGTTATTTCTGGTTCAGTTTTTGGTGGAGCGTCCTCGTCTCTTGGAGCAGGCGCCTTTTTCAATGGTGCCGCCAATGACGGTGGCCAAGCCATATGTGAATTGGGCTCTGGCTTATCTGCTTCAGGTGTGCAAATGTTTACTGGTTCAACAATTCAAGCGGCATGCGACGGCTTAAGAAATAGAATTTATAATATTCAATTTAATAATACCACGGAATTAAATTCTGCAATCTATTTCTGCAGAGTTAACCATAATGAGTTTAATTATAGTTCTAATCCAACATATGTATCTGGAGGCCAAATTAATGTTAAAAACAACTCAGATGATATATCAACCACATATATTACAACTGTTGGCTTATTTAATGCGCAAAATGAAATGTTAGCTGTGGCCAAGCTATCTGAGCCCTTGAAGAAAACTCCGGAAGATGAATTAACAATTCGTGTTAGACTAGATTATTAGACCAATGGAACAAATTTTATGCCATATTATAAATTTAATGAAGACGACGTTTTCTTCAATCGCATAAAAGCACATCCAAGTTGTCACTTTTTTAGTTGGAAAGGTTGCACATATTATAATAATCAATATGTTATAAGTGGAGCATATAACAGTCCAATTGGGCACGTCGGGTATTCTGTGGGCGCCCACACTAGTTCTTGTAATTCTGGTTATATTAATTCATATGAAATGAACATTGATAGGCGCGAAGACTTACACACTATTAATACAGCAAACGCCGGCGACGCCAGCAATTGGGGTCCTGATACTGATGAAGGTAAAGCAAGCCTGATCTTTCCTTTTATAACAAAAGCCGGGAGTAAAATTTCTTTAAAAAGCGTAGCGTACGATTCATATGTAGACGATTTTAACTATGGGGATATAATAAGCGGAAGCTATCCATTAACTGCTTCTATTACAAGAATATTTTATACCGAAGGTTCCGCCGAAAACGGAAATGAAATAGATCCTGCAGGCCCGGATGGTAATACATATTTTTATCAAACAAAAGATCAAACTACGATAAAAACAAAAAACCCAGCAAACCCAACAAAGGAACTAACCATAACAGATGCCCCAGAATTAAAAAAGAAATATATTCAGGCATTAGAAAATACTATTAATTATTATAGAAAATGGAGCCCACACTTTACTTATTCTTCTTCTTTTCACCCAGTTGATTCAAGAAAAGAATTAGGCTATCACGCATGGGACAAAAGTTATCAAGCTGTTTCTATTATTGATGTGCCTTCGATATTTTTTGGAAGCGCCATCAAAAAAGGAACTGTAAATTTAAAATATTATATAACTGGCACTCTGGTTGGGGAACTGAAAGATCCAAAAAGAAATGGAGAACTGATTCAAACCGGCCCTTCTGGAAGCTTTCAGTCTGGTTCTGTTGCCGGAATCGTACTTTATAATGAGGGCGCTATTGTTTTAACAGGTAGCTGGGATTTAACAACAGGAAAGAGCACAGCTTTCACTAGCCCAGAAGGAACCTCGAATCCAATATTTGGGCCTCCGCGACTCCAAGATTATCAGCGTTATAATTCTGGCGATAGCCCCTCGTGGATTTATTTTGGAACAGGAATGAATGATGGGTATCCAAACAATTGGGATGCTAACCAAGGCCAGTATACATCAGACAAGGGGAGCAGTTATCGAACTGTAAACACTGCATCTTTACATAGCTCTTCTTTTGAATTGTTATTTTCAGGCACAACTTATATTCCCACAATTACAATGATGGCTCACGCTAAAAAAGGGTATTTAAATTGGTCAAACAATCCTACATATTTAAATTTTGGCCAAGGTTCTGGTTCAATATCTGGGTCTTCTTTCTATAAAGAAAGCGATGTCAAAACCATTAAAAATACAATTAGTAGCTCTTTTAAGGGCGGGTTTACAGGGAGCTTTAAAAAACAAACATTTATTGATAAAATTGGTATATACGATAAAGACAGAAATCTTATAGCAATCGCAAAAGTCGCGACACCTGTTAGAAAATTAGAAACGGATGAATATACATTTAAGCTTAAATTAGACATTTAAAGATATGATTTTAGGACTAGACATAAGCACTTCGATCACCGGTGTATCAATTGTTGATCGAAATAACGAATTAATATATTGTGAAGCCTGGAGAACCGACAAACCAGGGCTATCGTTTTATGAAAAACTTGATATTGTTAAAGATAATATTTGTCATTTAAAATCACAATACCCGATTGAAAAAATTTACGTTGAAGCGCCATTAGGGATGTTCGCTGCCGGAAGAAGTTCTGCTCAAGTTATCTCAAAAATTCAAAGATTTAATGGCGTCGTTTGTTGGATGCTAAGAGAATTGTTTGATATGAACCCAGAGTATATAAATGTACACACAGCAAGAAAAACATGTGGCATAAAAGTTAAAAGAGGAGAGAATACAAAAAAAATTGTATTACAACATATACTTGAAAATGAAAAAGATTTTAAAGCAGAGTATACTAAGAGAGGCAATCCAGCAAAAGGTGTTTATGATAAAGCCGATTCCTTGGTAATTGCTAAAGCTGGGTACTATTTAAATAAGAGCAAGGAATCTGATTATGAACGTAACTAAAAACCAATTAAGACAATTAATTACAGAAGTTTTAAAAGAGGCTTGGCCAGATGATGTGCGCCCTGAATCTGAATGGGCTTCTGGGCCTATATATCAATTAAACGACATGCTTGTTTCTCACGCACAGCGCGAGATATATGCCGAGGCTAACCGAGCCGGAAGGATTGGTACAGGGCCCGGCCAAATAACTGAAAATGATTTGGCGTTTGAACATGAAGAATCCTTGATGGACCATATGTTACCTCTCGCTGAACAGTTTGCAGACACATTATGGCCAGCGTATATGGGACACTTAAAACAATATATGAGCGAAGATACACCCACTGATGTTGATTCTGATGAAGATGAAGAATATACTATGTTACCAACGCCTAAAACTGATCCTATGTCGCGCCCCCCATCGCCTCAAAGAAAGAGAGCCATGGCACATTTTGAAAAAACAGTAGGCCCAGATTGGCTTAAAGAATCCCTCGCAGAAGTACTTGATACACTAGAAGAAGGATGACCAGATTTAGCTCATGAGGATCATGGGGAAGACACAGGGGAAGAAAGTGCAACTTACAAAATCACAATTAAGAGGCCTAGTTGAAAATCTTGTAGATGAAAGTCTACATCCTCCCGACCCAACTGGAGAAGAAGTGGTTAAATTTTTAGTTTCTCACGGCTTAGGAGAGGAGCTTGCGGATGCCATTACGCGAGTTTTGCGCGTTACCGACGCCAAAGAACTTATGAGAAAATTCAGTCGATAATAATTCCTTGACTTTTAGCCCATATATGATAATATTAATTTATGCACGAATTATATTTTAAAGAGTTACAGAAGTTATTTAAAGAATCTCTTATTGAGATACTTGAAACAATGGACGAAGAATCTTTCAGCGAAGCCCTTCAAATAATGGAAGAAGAACAATCAGATTTATCTCATAAGGATCATGAGGAAAAAATCTGACACGTTCAAGATAAAAATTAAAAAATCTTGACTTTAAATTTTTTATTTGATAGTATTACAACATGTATTCTGAAAAGCTTCAAATCTTAGAAGAAGTTTTAGGTAGTTTTTATCGCTCAAATGATGAACACTTGTTTTTTTGCCCTTACTGCAAACATCACAAACGAAAACTATCTGTAAATATTCCCAAAAATACATATAAATGTTGGATATGTGATAGTCGTGGTCGCAATATTTACAATTTAATTAGAAGGTTTGGAGATCGCTCACAAAAACAACATTGGAGAAGCTTCGAAGAAACAGTAGAAATATCAGAATTTGATAACATTTTTGAAGAGAACAGAGAAGAAACAGTAGAACAGCGAATTAAACTTCCAAAAGAATATATTTGCCTAGCTAACGAAGGATCGCCCTCGACAGCAAAATCAGCCCTAAGATATTTAAGGAAAAGGAACATAACAAGCGAAGATGTTTTAAAATGGAAAATTGGTTATTGCGATTCTGGAGATTATAAGAATAGAATCATTGTTCCCTCGTTTAATCAAAATGGCTATTGTGATTATTTTGTTGCGAGAACGTATAAAGATGATTGGATGAAATACAAGAATCCACCAGTATCAAAAAACATTGTTTTTAATGAATTAATGATAAATTGGAGAGAGCCAATTATTTTAGTAGAAGGAATTTTTGATGCCATAAACGCTGAAAATTCTATCCCTTTATTGGGGTCAACATTAAGTACCCATTCTAAGCTGTTTAAAGCCATTCTGACGCACTCTAAGCAAGTATATGTAGCCCTAGACCAAGATGCAGAAAAGAAGGCTTTAAACCTCGTTAATCTGCTTATTTTACATGGGGTTGAAGTATATAAAATAGATACATCTGATTATGAAGATGTTGGAGAAATGACAAAAGAAGAGTTTGAGAAAAGAAAAGACACAGCAACGCTTTTTGATTCAAATACACTTTTAATACAAAAAATATCACAAATTTAACTTGACAAAAACTTTATTTGTGTTATATTTATAACAAGTTAAATATTGCCTTTGGGATGTTTAACTTTTTACTTGCTTATAAAAGGAGAAAATATTATGACTAACACAGCAATTACACTACATCGCCCGGGCCTTTTAGGCCGCACCGTCTTTGATGACGTTTTCAACAATTTCTTTAATGATTTCCCAAACTTGTTACAACAAACTACACAAGGGTATCCAGTTACAGATATTTATCAAAATGAAAAAGGAGACACCGTAATGGAGTTTGCTTTGGCCGGCTTCAAAAAAGAAGATCTTTCAATTGAAGTTCTGCCCGAAAAGAAAGCTATCACAGTCAGTGCGCGTCATTCAGTTCCAGCCGAAGCACCAACTGGAAAGCGAATCGCTCGCCGAAGTTTCGAAAAGACTTATGTAAATTTTGACAACAATCTTGACCTTTCGTCTATTTCTGCTGAATTCGAGAATGGCCTTCTTTGTATTGTGGTGTCTAAACGACCAGAAGTAGAACCTATTTCTGTTAAAATTAGTTAATTTTTTTATTGACATCTGCTAAAATATATGACAGTATAGTATACACATGTCTATTATTTATGTAGAACCATTCACTTTTCGCCCTGGCGATGTTATAAAATGCTGGGATGAAGAGATTAACAAAAGCGTCATAGGCTATATCGTCGAAACTTCAAGAAATAAAGAAATTGGTGACTTTGACATAACTATTCGATGGATTGATCCATTTATTGTTATGGAAACTTGTAGCTCTGTAGATCTTCATGAAAGAGTTTCAGAAGGCCCTTGCAAACATTATGGCATGACGAATAGGAAAAAATGAAACTTGCACACCTAGCCGATACCCACATCAAAAATCTTAAATATCACTATGAATATCGTGAAGTTTTTAAACAACTTTATGATGCTCTTCGCGAAGAAAAAGTTGATTATATTATTCATTGCGGAGACATAGCACACACTAAGACACAAATATCACCAGAGTTTGTAGAAATGTGCACCAATTTCTTTAGGAGTTTGGCTGATATTGCGCCTACATATATAATCTTGGGGAACCATGATGGGAATCTAAAGAATTCCAGTAGGCAAGATGCCTTAACCCCCATTGTTGATGCATTGGGTCATCCGTCACTTTTTTTACTGAAGGAGTCAGGGGAGATACAATTAGACAATGGGGCCTCTCTTAACGTTCTTTCTGTTTTTGATCGTGATAATTGGATTTCTCCTAGCGATCCCAATCGGATTAATATTGCACTTTATCACGGGTCTGTTTCGAATTGTGAAACAGATCTTGGCTGGGTTATGGAACACGGCGAAGACGATATTTCGATTTTTGAAGGGCACGATTTCGCTTTTCTTGGAGATATTCATAAAACGAACCAAGTTTTAGATACGGAAGGGCGTGTTAGATATTCTGGTTCGACCATTCAACAAAATCATGGCGAGACTAATGATAAAGGTTTTTTGATTTGGGACATTAAAAACAAAGATTCTTTTACTTGTAAACATGTTGAGCTTAAAAATCCTAAACCTTTCGTCACTATTGAATTAACCCCAAAAGGAAGACTACCAAATAAGTTTGAAGCC